AACTAAACAATTGTTTTTAAATAATGTATTGAGTGAGTCCCTTGACGATGGGAGACCTTTATATTATAATAGTAACATTCTAGGACGCTACATGCGGAAAGACTATGGACAATTTTAATGAAACGTTAAAAACAACTCATGATTGGGCTATGAGTCGCATTCAAGCATTGTGCGAGACTAGCGATCTTCATACAGTTGAAGATGGTTGTGCAATTCACGATGAATTTGCGGAATGGTTTTATTTTGAAAAAGATGATCTTGATATATTTTCACTCGCTTACATAGGAGAAGATAGTGAGTATGCTTAGTTAAAAATTATTTTACTAAATAAGAGTGCATTCTAGTATGTAATATGGTAGATAAAAAACCAGAGCAAAAGGTTGACGAAAAACCAAAAAATCTTTTAACAAAAATTAAAGAGAGTGTCGATGATAAAGAAGAGCAACTTGCATTTCTATCTACAATTGTAAGACTTTCTGTTCTTGTGTGGTCTGCAGGTATTTTAACTTTAGCATATGTTAAGTTACCAGCGGCATTTAATATACCAGAACAAAAACTCGATCCAACTTTCATAGCTTCTGTGTTCACAGGAACTTTAGCGACATTTGGCGTCCAAGCAGCAGGTAAGAAAAAGAGTGGAGACAGTGGTAGCAGTAGTGCAAACATATCTAAAAAGGATATGGAGTTCCTTATTGCTAAAGCATCTGAAACTGCACCAGCACAAACAATCAGAATCGAGCAAGCACCAGTATCAATCGTACCGACTGCTGCACCTAAAAAATAGGAATTTGAATTATGGATATGGAAGAGGCGATGTTTGGACCAGAGGTAAAAATCTCAAATCCCAAACCAGAAAAACCAAAGAAGAGTATTAATCTAACCAAGTGGTTCGCACTTGGTCTTGGTGGAGTTTTTGGTCTATCTCATATTGGTTTAATTGGTATGATAAGTCGAAAAGATAATTTACCAATCATAAGTCCACCTGTAGGACCTTATACATCATATCTAGCAGAAGTTAGTAAAGAAGGATATCGAATTAGTTACAAAGCAAATGATCCTAAGACAGCATTTATTACTAAGGATATCAAAGAGAAAGGTGGTTTCTTAGGATTAGCAAATGAGAAAACTCAGATTACTGAAGAATACTTTATGGATGGTCAAATTAATCAAGGTGGCGCAGTATCAAATCATAGGTCTTGGATGGATCAACCACCAGGTTTAACCACTAAACAGGCAGAAGAAATATCCGCAGCAAAATCAGAAGAATGCATCAAGGCAATTGGATCAGCAGAAGGTACAGGTAGATTGGTTGGTACAAGTGTTGGTGCTGCTGCTGCTCCCACTCTTTCCTCTATTCCCTTTGTTGGTTGGGTTGCCGCTGGTTGGGTAGCAATGTTTGGTGGTAATCAAGGCGCTGATATTGGTGGTAATATGGCGGAAAACTTAAATAAAAATTGTTAAAAAATGATTGCTCTCATAGTTGTTGTAGTTCTTATTGCTGCGGTAGGTATTTTAATTAGAATTTACGACCCACATTCATGAATCTTTGGAAAAATTATAAAGATGTGCTGCATCAAACCTTCCCTTTACATAATGGGGTGGGGAGTGTTTGGGCACAATGGCAGGGTAAAGATACTTTTTTGACTGCAAAGACATACACCACTCAGTATATAATTAAAAGTAGAGAGGTAGAAATCTGGAATGAAAAATCTTGCATATACAACAACATCATCTATCCTAAAACAGGCAGTAATCTTCCATGTTTTG